TGGTGTTGGGGCAACTCGTACTGCGGGTGTGTATTCAGATGCGACAAACTTTACGGAGATATTCACTACAACAGCGTTACCACTTGTATTTTCTACCAACAACACACAACGCGCCCGTATTGACTCCGACGGCACATTCCGAGTAAAGGGTGCGGGAACTGCTGGCACAACCGATGCTTTCCAAGTGGCGGGTACTGCGCCAGCGGATGCAGCCCGTATTGACTCCAGCGGGAATTTGCTGATTGGGACTACACAAATATTCACAGCGGCTTTTACCGGCATCTCTGTTCAAGGCTTAACAAGTGGAACTGGTAATTTGTCTTTGGGTCTCAGTAAAGCTGGGACGCCACAGATTTTGAGTGGAGATGTACTTGGCAACATCTATTTCTATGGTGTTGATAATGACGTAACTGCTGGAAACAATAATATTGGCGCAAGGATTGCATCAATTGCAACTACCAATTGGACAACAGACGGCACAACGTCAAATGCGGCACTTGTTTTTTATACGCATGGAACTACGTCTGGCGCACCAGTAGAACGCGCCCGTTTTACTTCCGACGGAAACTTGCAGGTGGGTGTTGCTGGAACAAATAACGGAAGACTTGATATAAATACCGGAAGCGGTACTTATATTATTGACGCAATTAACTCGGCAGGCGCAAGATATTTTGCTGTTGATAAGGGCGCGCCAGCGGATTCGTTTTACGTTACTTCCGCAGGAAATGTGCTGGTGGGGACTACAACAGTCGGGGCTAAATTAACTGTTGAACAAACAAGCGCAAGTGCGAATGGCGCATCAATAATTAACCAAACTTTTAACTACCAGACGCTGGGTCTACAGAATGCCGCAACATCTGGCGATAATATTTTTATTACGTTTGGCACAGAGGCTGTTTTTGCAACTCGGGGTTCAATCACATACAACCGTGCTGCCGGTTTAACCGCATTCAACACGACCTCTGACTACCGAGCAAAAGACATTAGCGGCCCTGTAGTTGGCAGCGGTGCATTAATTGATTCAACCCCTGTTTACATGGGCAAGATGAAGGACGCAACACAAGAGCGCCCAATGTTCATCGCTCACGAAGTGCCTGCCTACGCGCACACGGGTGAGAAAGACGCTGTTGATGCCGATGGCAAGCCCGTGTATCAACAGATGGACGCAAGTGCCCTTATCCCTGTGATGTGGGCAGAAATCCAAGACCTTCGCAAACGCCTTGCAGCCGCAGGCATCTAACCTTAAAGGAAATCACCATGGATTTAAATTGGCAGCAAGCACCCACAAAAACAGAGTGGGGTAGTGAAATGGTCGAGGCTTTAATTGAAATTGACAAAGACCACACACTGTCAATCTTTTGCGAACGCGACCAAATTGAAAAAGTTGCAAAAATGTTTTCTACCGTCAATCAAGGAGCTTAAATCATGACCACCATCACTTGGCTTGTAGAGTGGATGCAAACCACTCCCACCACCGCAACCCCTCCTGAAGTCGTCCTGACCGCAGGCTGGCGCTGTTCTGGCGTTGACGGGCTGTACTCAGGCACTGTGTACTCCACTTGCTCTTTCCCGCTGCCAGCAGAAGGCGGCACGTTCACGCCATACGCCGATTTGACGCAAGATCAGGTCTTGGGCTGGTGCTGGGCCAACGGCGTCAACAAAGACGCTACAGAGGCCGCTGTGCAGGCTCAGATCGACAACCAGATCAACCCGCCCACCATCCAGCCGCCTTTGCCTTGGCTGGCCCCTTCGGCATAATTGAAAAAGGGCAAACCGCTGGCCCTGACAGCGGCAACAACACGGAGAATGAAAATGGAAAAAGTGACTTTGTCAACGCAACTGGTGAACGGCATCCTGCAATATTTGGGTCAACGCCCATTTGTTGAGGTTCAGCAATTGATCAATGGCATTCAGCAAGAGGCCCAGGCTCAGGCTGCCCCGGCAGTCCCAGCAGAAGTGCCTGCTGCTGAGTAAACGTTAATCCGAGCGGAAATTGCCCAATGGAACCCATTCACGAACTTGCCACTGAAACCGACAAGCGTCTAAGTGTTCACGAGGCAATTTGCGCTCAACGGTATGAGGGCATTCAAGCCCGTTTCGACGAGGGTAGCAAGCGCATGACCAAGATCGAGTACCTCTTGTACATTTTGATCGCGGTTGTGTTGCTTGGCCCCGGCGTAGCAGCCGAGTTTGTCAAAAAACTTCTGGGGATGTAAATGGCTGACGAATCCGCAAAAGGCGCACTGATTGAGAAGTTGACGTTCGCCGTCCTCCCGCTGCTTTTCACCTGTGTCGTCTACCTCATGTCGGCCCTGGCGAACTTGAGCCATGAGGTCACCATCCTGAACAGCAAAATTTCGCTGGTTGTCACATCGGACAACAAGCAGGCGACGAACACCGGCGCAGAGTTGGCCCGTGAGCGGCTGCGTCAAGACCTGTCAATTGAGATTCAGAAGAACCGCGACGACATCCAGCACAACCGTCAGGACATTGCAGTCATCAAAAATCAATTGGAGAAGAAGTAATGATCCCCATCGTTGCGTCACTGCTTGGTACGCTGGCCCAGAACGGTCTGGGCCTTTTGTCATCTGCCATTCAGGCCAAGGGCAAGCAGGTGGTCGAGGAAAAGCTCGGCATCAAGATCTCTGATGACCCCAGCCCGGAGGAGGTCAGCAAACTGCGCCAACTCCAGTACGACCATGAGGAGCGGCTGCTTGAGTTGGGGATTGAAAAGGCCCGCCTGGAGCAGGAAGAACTCAAAGCCCTGCTGGCGGCTCAGGCCAACCAAGAAAACAACATCAGCGACCGCTGGAAGGCTGACATGTCCTCCGACTCGTGGCTGTCCAAGAACATCCGCCCTGGAACGCTAATCTATCTTTTGACCGCCTATGTGGTCTTTGCCGGTCTGAGTGCCGCAGGCATTCAGGTGGAAGAGTCCTACGTCGCGCTGCTGGGCCAGTGGGGCATGCTGGTGATGACCGCCTACTTTGGTGGCCGCACCGTTGAGAAGGTCATGGAGATGCGGAAGGGGGGCGACAAATGAGCCTGAGCCAAGAACAAGCCGCGTTTCTGCTGGACGCCTGCAAGCTGATCCAACATGCCACAGAAGAGGGCTGGATGGTCACTGGAGGCGAGTTGGCCCGCACCCCTGAGCAGCAGGCCATCTACGTCAAGACGGGCCGCTCTAAGACCTTAAATTCGATCCACCTCAAGCGCTGCGCCATTGACTTGAACTTCTTCAAGGACGGGAAGATAATCTGGGACAAGGGGCAACTTGCTCCTCTTGGCGCATTCTGGGAGTCTTTGCACCCCAAAAACCGCTGGGGTGGCAATTTTAAATCTCTGGTCGATTGCCCGCACTTTGAGCGCAACGTCGGATAACGGAGAACAAAATGACAGTCGCTGCCGTAATGACGTATGACTCGCTGGTCGACGACATCCAGACTTATTTGGAGCGTACCGACCAAGCCACGCTTGACAAAATCCCCCAGTTCATCATGCTGGCGGAACAGATCATTGCGTCTGAGATTAAATTTCTCGGCAATTTGGTGGTGGTCACCAGCAACATGGTTCAGGCCAACAACGTCATTGCAAAACCTGCGAGATGGCGCAAGACGGTCTCAATGAACGTGACAGTGGCAGGCAAGCGCCAGCCTGTTCTGCTGCGCACCTACGAGTACATCCGCGAGTATTGGCCAGACCCGGCATCAACGGATGTGCCAAAGTTCTTTTGTGACTACGACTACGAGCACTGGCTGGTTGGCCCTACACCAGCGTTGGCCTACGCCTACGAGGTGCTGTACTACGAGCGTGCGCAGCCTCTTGATTCAAGCAACCAGTCGAATTGGTTTACAGAGTACGCCCCCCAGGCGCTGCTTTACGGCTCCCTGTTGCAGGCTATGCCGTTCCTCAAGAACGACGAGCGCATGCCAATGTGGCAGGGCAACTATGACCGCATCATCCAAGTCCTGAAGGAAGAAAACCTCACTAGGGTGGCTGACCGTCAGGCAATTGCAAGGGATTCATAATGAGTTTTACCTCGCCCTTCACGGGACAAGTGATCCAGCCGACGGACGTTTCGTTCCGTGCGATCACCTTGAGCGTCACCACAACCTTGTCATGGCCGATCAACGGCAGCGACACGGACAATGCTGCCGCTAGGATCATGAACGTCACGGCCTCTGCGGGCAGCCTGCTGCTTCAGATGCCCCCGGCAAATCAGGCATCTGTTGGCCAGGATGCGCTAATCCGGAACGTGGGGGCGACCACCTTCACGGTGGCTGACTATGTTGGCAACACCATCGTCTCTGTCGCGTCTGGTGAGGCTAAGTACATCTACATCACCACCAACGCCACCACGGCTGGAACCTGGGGGATCATCTCCTTTGGTGTTGGAAGCTCAAGCGCTGATGCGGCGACCCTTGCTGGGTATGGATTGAAGGCTGTGTCCACGACTTTGAACCAGTCACACACCGTACAGAGCTTTTCAAGCAACTACACGGCAATTGATTCTGACAGGGCCAAATCTTACGTTTGGACGGGCGGATCTGGAACTCTTGGCATTACCTCGGCCTCCACTCTTGGCAACGACTGGTTCTTCATGATCCGCAACGGCGGAACTGGAACTCTCACGGTAACGCCTGCATCCGGACTGATCAATGGGGCGGCATCAATCGCACTACAGCCTGGGGACTCTTCGTTTATCGTCTGCTCGGGGTCGGCCTTCTTTACGGTTGGACTTGGCCGAAATACGCAATTCAACTTTACACAGTTGACAAAAGCGGTTGTCTCTGGCTCCTACACGCTGACTTCGGCAGAAGCGGCAAACGTGGTTCAGAAGTACACCGGAACTCTTTCTGGCAACGTGACCGTAAACCTGCCTCAGACAGTTCAGGTGTACTACATCACGAACCAGACCAATGGCGGCGCATCTGGCTACCAGATCACGTTTACTACAGGGTCTGGTGGCGGCACTGCGACTGTGCCTGCTGGCCAGCAGGTGATCTTGCTATGCGACTCAGTCAACTTGCTTAACGCCACCACGATTGCAGCGGGAGCGGCCAACATCTCTCTTGTTGATGGTACGGCTGGTGCGCCGTCTCTGAACTTTGCGTCGGAGACAAATACGGGTATTTTTCGGGCAGGCTCAGGCCAATTTAACCTTTCCGTTTTGGGCATTCAAATGTTTGCACTTAGTGCCACTGGGGTGACTGTTCCGGGCACCGGAACTTTCACTGGCGGCGTTTCTGGCGGTGCGTTCTAAATGGCTCAGAAGGTTTTCTCAGTTGACACGCTGCCGGGCATCCAGCGTGATGGCACGGTGTACGACAAAGCCGTCTACAACGATGGCCAGTGGGTACGCTTTCAGCGTGGTCGGCCAAGAAAGATGGGCGGCTACCGGGTGATCTCAAGCAACTTAAATGGCCCATCAAGGGGCATTTGGGTCAACCCGCAAAACTCGCTGAACACAATTTTCAGTGGCTACAACAACGGCCTTCAGTCGCTTGTGATCGACGACAACGGTATTGGGGTAAGCGCCAACGACTTTGTGCTGACAAACTTTACGCAGTCCAACTTGAACCTGTGGCAGTTTGATGGTTTTTACGATGTCTCGGGCGCTGGCGTCCAGGCCATCGTTGCTCACCCAGGCCAGAACCTTGCCGCAATCGACAGCACGGTGAACACCCCGGTGCTGTCTGGTGACATCAATGGTTTGACCATGTCACAAATCGGCGTCTTTCAAGAGGCCAATGCATTTCTCGTCAACTCAAGCACCTCGGTCACACTGAAGCAGGCAAACTCTCTGATTGGAGCGGGTCAAACCGTCACCGGAACCAACATACCGGCAAGCACCACCGTGGTGTCGAAGGTGGACGCCTCCGATATTTTGGCCGGGGTGTCAATCACTGGAGTTGCCGGAACGCTTTCCTGCACCGCAACCTCTGGGCTTTTTGTTGGCCAATCGGTCACCGTCTCTGGCGTCCAAGGCTCTCAGGCGCTGGCAAGCGTAGCCATCACTGGAACGGGTGGAACATTCTCCTGCACGGCCACCACGGGCCTCTACGTTGACCAGCCGGTGTACGTCACAGGGACGCAAGCCGGAACCGCCTTGGCGGCTGTAGCGGTCACAGGAACGGCTGGGCAGTGCTCCTGCACGGCGATCAACGGGCTGTTCATTGGCCAAGCGGTGGTGGTCTCTGGAACCTTGAGCGGTACTGCAACAGGCATTGTTTCTGGCTTCACTTACTACATCATTGCAACTGACGGCACCTCGACGTTTACGCTGTCGGCCACCCCAGGCGGGACGGCTCTGACGACGACTGCCGGAACCACCACCGGGCTGACGTTTACGGTGAGGCTTTTTACTGGCGTCACTTCCGGGGTCACCTACTTCATCACGGCGACCAACGGGACTTCCACGTTCACCCTGTCAAACGAAATTGGCGGGGCTTCAATTAGCACCGCCGCCAACAGCCTGTCTGGGCTGACGTTTTCTGTTCCCAAGGCAACGGGCCTTGCGTCAGGCACAACCTACTACATCATCGCCACCAACTTCACGACGACATTTACCCTGTCGGCAACCAGTGGCGGCGGGGCGATCACCACCATCGTCAACGCAACCACCGGGCTGGTGTTTACGTTGGGGCTGTACACCAAGGTGGTGATTTCTAATGCGGCAACGGGCACCGGCCAGTCAACCCTGACCTTCAACAACAACATCTCGGTGTCTGGAGGACTTGTGTCCCTGCACCCGTACTTGTTCGTGTATGGCAACAACGGGCTGATCCAGAACTGCTCGGCTGGCAACACCAACGACTGGGTGTCTACGGACGCCAATGCGACCAACGTAGCCACCGGAAAGGTTGTCCAAGGGCTACCCGTCAGGGGCGGTTCAAACGCGCCTTCTGGGCTGTTCTGGAGCCTTGACAGCCTCATCCGGGTGTCATTCATCGGCGGCACTGGCACCCCCCCGCAGTTTTGGCGGTATGACATCATCAGCAGCCAGTCTTCGATCCTTTCAAGCCAGTCGGCCATTGAGTACGACGGCATCTATTACTGGTGCGGTGTTGACCGGTTCCTGCTCTACAACGGTGTGGTGAAGGAAATTCCCAACACGATGAACCAGAACTATTTTTTCGACAACCTGAACTACGCCCAACGCCAAAAAGTCTGGGTGACCAAAGTTCCAAGGTTCGGAGAGATCTGGTGGTTTTACCCTCGTGGGGATGCGACGGAATGCACTGATGCGATCATCTACAACGTGCGAGAGAACGTCTGGTACGACGCTGGTGAGGCTCTTGGTGCCCGCAGATCTGCCGGGTACTTCTCTCAGGTGTTTGCCTTTCCCGTGGCGGCTGACTGGGATGTCAGTGAGGCCGAGGTTGTGTTTACCGAAACAATGCCACGGGTTTCTGGAAGTTCACTGCTCTTTCTTGACACAGCCAGCCCATTGGCTGAAATTGGTCTGGTGATTACTGGCACGGGCATCCCTGCAAACACATTAATCACCGCGATCACTACGAGCAACATCAAAACGCTCGGTGCGATCACGGCTGGCTCAGGCTACGTCGACCTTACTTACACGAACGTGCCGTTGACTCTTGGCGCTGGGGAAAACGCCACTGCAACCATTGTTGTCTCTGGTGGTGCGGTCACATCTGTCACCATCACGAACAGGGGCGCAGGCTACCAAGTCGGCGACTCCCTGAGTGCCAGCAGCGCAACCCTTGGTGGCGGATCAGGTTTTGCTGTGCTTGTGTCGGCGATTTACACCCAGGCCATTTTGATGTCCAACCCCGCCTCGGCGTCCGGATCTACCTTGCTGACTTTTTCTACCCAAGCGGGTTTGATCAGGATTTTCCAAAACGAGATTGGCACTGACGCAGTGGACGGCCAGAACGTCTTGGCCATCCGCAGCTACTTTGAGACCAGCGACCTCAGCTTGACCGCTGGAGGGCCGTCCCAGACCGCCGTAGAAGGTCTAAACCGCTGGCTGCGGATCGAGCGGATCGAGCCAGACTTCTTGCAGCAGGGCGAGATGTCTGTGGTGGTCACCGGCAGGCCGTTTGCCCAGGGTGAGGACAAGGAGTCTGACCCTTACGTCTTTGGCCCGAACATCGGCAAGATTGACATGAGGGAGCAGCGCCGTGAGTTGCGGCTCAGGTTCATTTCTGATGTGGCCGGTGGGGACTACCAGCTTGGCCGACTGCTCCTGAACGCCGAGATTGGCGACGTAAGGCCCTATGGCCCTTAATCCTGCGCTGGTGTATGACCCGAGGTATCACACGTTTGAGTCGTGGGCATCGCTCATGGTGGAGTTGTACGCTGCCCAGCAGTTGATCATTCCTGATCCTCAGACCGACTGGAAGACCTGGGGCAACGGGTTGGGTGCGATTGACGTTTTTGCGAACGAGGCGTTGCCGAGGACTGAGGAATTCGACAACTGGTTTGACTGGGCCGCAGCATTGGTGAATGCTGTAAATCCTGCGCCGCAGTCAACTTAAAGGTGAATTGATATGCCTGGATACAGTGGAGCAGGAGCGGGTTTCAAGAAGCCTTTTACGCCGGAGCAGATTCCCGGCTTGAGGGAGGCCGCCGACGCCATGACTGGGCGTGTGGTTACCTATCCATACGATGATGGCACGCAGGGTCAGTTCATTTACAAAGATGAGCAGTTAATTCCTGTTAACAGCAAAGACATAGTTTACAAAGACGAGGAGTTTTACAACCAAGATGAGGGGGTGTATGGGACTCAAAAGGTTGGGTATGTTACGGGTCAAAGCATAATTGACCAAGCAATGGCAGACCCACTGAGTTGGGTTGCCAGCAACGCCAACTGGGGCGGCATGAGCACCGGCGGTGATTTCGCTGCGCTTGACGCACAGATGAAGTTTTTGAAGGACAACAAGTACGACTTGTCCTCCATCCCAAACCAGGACGCGGTAAACCAGTACAACGTCACTAAGCAGATCCTTGACCAAGGCACAACCGGGAAGTGGTCGGGCATTGGTTATGGCAGCCCCGTTGAAAACGCCAAAGTCATGGCGAGCATGCTGACCAATATTGGCGTGAACGACATCAAGGACTTTGGCAAATTCAACGGTGTGGTGAGTCGATACGACCAAGTTGCTTATCCAAAAGATCCATCTGATTTATCACAGGGATATGTAATTGATGAGCGAACAGCCGATGGGGAAGGCTTTACAGGAAGAAGGCTGGACCTTCCAAAAGACGCCAACGTAAGCCAGCAAAGCGGTTTTGACAGCGAAGGTAACCCGACCACAACTGCCATAGCCAGCATTCCTGTTTACGGGGAAACCTTTGGCAACAAGGCCACAAAGCAGTCTTTTGTTGACACGCAAAACTACAACGCGGCGAACGGCAACATCTTTAGCGGAACATACATTGGTCATGGCCGTACTGGCTACGGTGTCCAGTTCGCCGCTGACGGCACACCCTACTTCTACACGCAATTTGGAGGCGATACCAGCAGCATGGCTGACATCGCCCCGATCATCTCATTTCTTGCTGCTATTCCAACCCCATTGCAGCCTTTCGCAGCAGCCGCCAATGCGCTGATTTCCATTGACAACGGCAACATCCTTGGTGGACTTGCGTCACTTGCGGGGATACCGGGCGTCAGTGAGGCGGCTGGTGCTGCTGGTCTTGCCAACGTCGCCACGGCAATTAAGACGGCCAATCAGGTCGTCAACTTAGTCAACGCCATTGAGACTGGCAACGTCATGGCAATTGCCACTTCCGCTGCCGGAATGCTTGGAACCGGCTCCATGCAGATTGGCGACACTGGCCTGACGGTGTCTGATGCCATGAAGGCAGTGAACCTTGTCAAGGCCATAGAGAGCGAGAACCCGACCGCCATATTTAAGGCGGCAGTGGGTTTTGGAACTGCTCCAAACATACAGAAGGCTCTGAACAGCCCGACCACAACGCTTGATGCAGATGGCCAAAGGGTTGCAGATGTTGTTGACACCAATTTTGTGGCTGATCTGGTTGACCCCAACTCTGAGAACTTTCTTGGAGGCGCAGAGGAGTCTCTGGGCACCACCTTGGCGGCGGCCCCGGACAACGTCAAAAGTTTTGACACTGTCTTGGCTGGTGTGAAAGATTCTGGCAGCAAGTATTTTGGTGGGGCACCGGTTGATTCAACCACCCTTGAGATGCCAGCAAATAACCTTGCTGCCACAACTTACACGCCAGAGAACATCGGTGATGTAGGCAACTTGCTTTCTGGCCCATCTGCGGATGTGGCTGGAGGTGGCATAACTGTAGATTTGAATACGCTTGAAGACTTGCTGGGTCGTCCATTAAGAACCGGAGATATTGCAAATCAAATTGGGGTACTTGATGCCAACAAGCCATTGCCAGACATCACAATTATTGGTAAGCGGGCAGACCCGAATGAAGATGGTTCTATTTTCGGAGGCAAAGAGGAAGAAAATTCAGACTATGAGCCAGTGGAAGAAACTGCGCTTGGCTTATCCTCGGCTGAAGCGGGTAGAAGTGAACAACAAGCTGTTGATGAAGCCTTAAAAGCTGGCGATCAGGAAGTACAAGCCGACCTTGAGAAGGCAATCTCTGACGCAACAGTTGAGGCCGAGCGGATAGAGGCTGAAAGGCTGGCGGCTGAACGGGCCGCTGCCGAAGTGTCGCGTCAAGAAGAAATTCAACGCCAAGCAGAAGTGGCTCAAATTGAAGCCAGAAAAGAGGCCGCACGGCAACTTGAGATAGCAGAGGCGGCAAGGCTGGCTAAGGAGGCCGAGGATCAAGCTGAAGCGGAAAAAGCCGCCAAAGATGCCAAAGATGAGGCTGACCGTCAGGCTGTGATTGCTGCTGAAGCCAAGGCCGAGGCTGATCGTGTGCGTCAGGAGGCTGAAGCTGAGAGGTTGCGCCAAGAGGAAGCGGAGCGGGTGCGTCAGCAGGAGGCTGAGACCGAGCGTCTGCGCCAAGAGGCGGCTGAGACTGAGAGGCTAAGGCAAGAAGAGGCTGACCGGCAGGCAGAGTTGGCCAAGGAGGCTGCTGCACTGGCTGAGGTTGAACGGTTGGAAACAGAGCGTTTAGAGGCTGAACGAGCAGAAGCGGCACGCCTTGAGGCTGAACGAATTGAGACTGAACGTGTAGAGGCCGAAAGGGTTGAAGCTGCACGATTGGATGCCGAGCGCATTGAGGTCGAGAGGGTTCGCCAACAAGAGGCTGAGGCTGAGATATTGCGACAACAGGAAATTGAGCGGCTGGCCGAAGAGGCGAGGCTGGAGGCCCAAAACGAAGCGGCCAGACAGAGAGAATTTGCTGAGGCCGCAAGACTTGCCAGAGAGGCTGAAGACCAAGCGGAGGCTGAGAGGCTTGCTCAAGAAGCGGAGGATGAGGCAGAGCGGCAGGCGGCAATCGTTGTTGAGGCACAGGCTGAGGCTGAAAGAGTGCGCCAAGAGGCTGTTGAGGCAGCCAGAATTGAGGCCGAGCGCCTCGACACTCTTCTTGGATTAACTCCTACTGAAGTTGACCCACTTAAAGTTACACCTGTTATCGTCGAGGACGGCTTAGGCCCCGTTGAAAGTGTTGTTGTTGGTGACGACACCCTTAAGGCTGGAACGGGAGATGACACCCTTGATGGTTTGCTCGGGCTGACTCCTACTGTGGGTAATGATCGAGTTGAAGTTACACCTGTTATTGTTGAAGACGGTTTAGGCCCTGTTGAAAGTGTTGTCGTCGATCCCGAACCGCCTGAACCGCCAGAGCCTTTTATTGTTGATCCTGTTGTTGATCCCGAGCCGCTTAAGCCAGTTGTGTGTGAGCCAGGGTTTCACGACGACGGCACTGGCTTGTGCGTGTCTGACGAAGATAAGCCTGAGACGCAAGAGTGCCAAATAGGTGAAGTCCGGAACCTTACAACCGGGTTATGTGAACCGGCTGCAACCACAGGCGGTGGCGGCGGTGGAGGCGGGGGTGGCGGTGGCGGTGGGAGCACGCCAGTCAGAAGGACTGCCACGACAATCCCGTTTTTGCTTCCCACTTCGGAGCGGCCAATCGTTACCGCTCCATCAATCAACGACGATCCCGTCATGAGAGGGGCTTTGCCTGATATGCCAGCAGAAACAAAATTCCAAGGCCCCTTGGATCAATTCCTTAAACTTGCAACGGAGTCATCTACTCCGAAGCCACAACAGCCACAGCAGCAACAGGCGGGAAACATGAACGACAGATTGACCTACCCCCAGGGTGGCTCGGACTACTTCAGCTACGGCCAGCAGTCTGACATTGACAACAACCTGTACCCGCAGTTCGGTCAGGCTCCCACAGACCAGCCGATGGATGGGGCGCTCCAGTACAACCAGGGCGGCTTGGCTGTGCCTCTGATGGCCGCTGGTGGCACCCGCTATGGGCAGTACGCTGGTGGTGGTCTGAACGTGGTTCAGCACAGCGGCAAGCAGCGGGTTGACTTCCGCAAGGGAGATGCGGTGACCGGCCCTGGCGATGGCCAGTCTGACGACATCCCTGCGATGCTTGCGGATGGTGAGTTTGTGTTCCCGGCTGACGTGGTTGCTGCGCTTGGAAATGGCTCAACCAAGGCTGGAAGCGATAAACTCTACGACATGATGCACTCCATCAGGTCGTATCACAGGTCAGCCAAGCCGAAGGATCTGCCCCCTCCCGCAAAGAAATCACCGCTGGATTACCTCAAGGGTAAAAAATCCACAAAGGCCAGGAGATAAAAATGTCATTTGTTCAAGGCTCCCCGCTTCCCGACGTCACTGAGACGACGACCACCAAGGACACATCTCCTGCTGGTTACCAGACCTACCTAGAAAATATAGCCAAGGCCGGGTCTGGTGCTCTGACCAAGCCGGGAGCGTTGGATGTGGCTGGAAAAGAAACGACCGTCCTCAAAACCGGCGCAGACCTTGTTGCCGGTTACGACCCGATGCAGAGCCTGGGCTACAACCAGCTTCAATCGGCTGTGGGCGCGTACCAGCCTGGGCTGACTGCTGCCGGTCAGACTGCGGGCCGGGCGGCTCAAGGCATCACCCCTGAGCGTATACAGGCGCTGCTAAACCCGTACACCACCAACGTGGTCAACGAGATGGCACGCCTGACCAACCAGAACATGGAGCGCAACCTTCTGCCGGGCCTCAAGGCGGGTTTTGTGGGCACTGGAGGGTTGGGTAGCCAGAGGTACGCCGGAGCGCTTGGACAGAGCTTGGCTGACATGCAAGCCAACCTGACAGGCCAGCAGACTGGCGCTCTTTCGGCGGGCTACGGCCAAGCCTTGAAGGGTGCGCTGGATGAGGCTCAGTTGATGAACGCAGCGGCCAAGACGCAGGCCGACATTGCCAAGCAGGAGCAAGATCTTGGCATCGCTGGCGCTGGTGCATTGACCAAAGCCGGTGCAGAGCGCCAGAAGTACGAGCAGAGCTTGCTTGATGCACCGCTGTCAATGGCCAAAGAAGCGTCCAGTCTCATGAAGGGGTTGACGCTGCCGGTGGATCAGACAAAAACCGCTGTGGGTCCAAAGTCAAAAGATTATTACCAGATGTCTGATGCTCAAAGGGCTGGTGCCTTGGTTTCATTCCTTGGGTCTGCTGCAAAAGGCACAGGGTTTGATACCTTAAAGTCACTATTATCGGGCGGCTCATATGAAAGTTTGTCTAACTTTTTGTCTGGCAAAAGTAACTACCTTGATTTGGGTGGTGGACTTGCAATGAGTTTGGATAAAAATGGCAACCCCTCATTTTCTGGTGGAACCGGGCCAGAGGCAGATTCCAGAAGTAATGATGAGCTTTACGAGTCGTGGGGATTAACTCAAGATGCTGACGGCAATTGGTCTTTGGGAGGGTAAGGAGATAATATGTCAACTAAAGCACAGACCTCCCCTTACGCCCCCGGTCAAGATCCGGCTTCAATAGAGGCCAATCGCGCCTATCAGGACGCCCTTGCAAAACTGACCCAGTCACTTGACCAACGCAAGAACCGTTTCTTTGAGCCAACCCTGCTTGCAGCCGCTCAGGGCTTCTTGCAGCCTGGGACAAGCAACTTCTTCGACTCCCTTGGCAACGTAGCCGGAAACATTGCGAAGTCCCAAGAGGCGCAGATTGCGGAAGACCAAGCCATTGCACAGCAGCGCGTTGACGTTACTGGCCGAGGCGTAGAGCTTCAGCGCCTAAAGAACAGGGAGGCGCTGGTTCAGGGGATTCTTAACCGGAACAAAGGCTCACCCTTTCCAGAGGCCGCAGGTGACAAACCCGCGCAGTTCGGCGCTTTGCCTTCTTCAGCACAGGCCGACGCTGCTGTATCTCCCGCGCCGCAAGGAGGTTTGTCGCAAGCCGCGCCTACTAAAAAACCTGGAGTGCCTGGAGAGCCTAAATATGGAGTGAGGTTTGCCCCGGCTGGCGAAGAACCAATCAGTGAAGAACAGTATATAGCCCTTGCTATTTCAGGCGGCATGGACCCGGCTGAAGCAGTCAAAAATTGGGAGACCATCCGGAATGCCCGCACACAAGTCAAAGATACTGGGGCTTATAACCTTTCTGAAGGAATTTATTATCCAGCAAACTATAAAACGGTTAGTACCCAAATTTATGGATACCCTGGCCGAACTTTTGAAATTGCAGAGATTGACGCATTGCGCTTGAGCAATTTCCGGCAGGCCGGTGACAGAGAGGGCTATATGGCACTTGCCAAAAGTCTCGTAAATCCCTTTGGTGAGGCTTCTGGCGCAACCCCCACTGGTGATGCCTCTGCTGGTACGACTCCTGCCGTGACTGCACCTATCAATGCTGCAAGGGTTGCACCATCTGCGGCTGTGGCACCCGGTGCTGCGCCTTCCGCGCCCGTCGCCGAGCCTGCTGCTCCTGTTGGCTTGGTTGGTCAGGCTGCTGCTCCCGCTGATGTGCCCAAACAAGCTGCCACTCCCGTTAGGCCCGACCCTGCCGCTGCTGCGACTGGTGCGGCTTCTGTGGCGCAGCCCACTGCCGCAAAACCCATTGCCGCAGGTCCGGCAGCCGCCCCTGGCATATTGTCAAAAGAAGATCTTGCGGCAAAGGTTGCAAGAGAGCAAGAAATTGCAAAAGCCGACACGCAAGCTGAGGTTGAGAAGCGCAAAACCTTTGCCCAAAGAGCGGATGAAGCTCCAGACACAATTACGACAGCAACCATGCTGCGAGATTTTTCTAAAGACCCAGATGCTGACAAAATGACCGGAATTTTAAGTAATTCCAAGGTTTCTTCTCAAATTGCAACTCTCTTAAAAACAGGTATTGGCACAACCGATTTAAGAGTTGCAATCCCTGGAATTGAGACTGCTATGCGTAACGCCGATTTGGGTACAACGCAACAGGCAAAATTCAGAGTTTTTCTACAGACTGTTGAGCAAATGCGGCTTCAGATGGCCAAGTACGCGAAGGGGGCTGTTAGCAATTTTGAGCAAGAGTTGTTTGGTGCGGCAAGCGTGAGTACCGAGGACACGCCTGACGCAGTTCGAATGAAGGCCGACCTTCTAACAAGGCGTGCTCAATTTGACCGCAGAGCCTATAGAGAGTGGAAAAAATCAAAGTTGACCGCTGATGAATTTAAAGAATCTGATGAGTATTTAAAAATGCGTGTTGAATATGACAAGCAACTTAGTGCTATTGCGCTTGGAGCGCAGATGTTCCAATCAGGTGCTGCAAGACCCGGCCCTGCCGCACAGGCTGGAACACCACAATCGGCGGCCAACCAAGCGGCTTTAGAAAGAATTCAGAAAGAGCTTGCTAAAGGTCGGAGCAAACCATAAGGTGCCCACATGGACAAATTAAATTTTCTTGGCAGTCTTGACGAAGAGCAGAAACAAAACGCAGAAAAAGTTGCTCGATTCGCCGTTGAAGCTGGTGTTGACCCTTATTTGGCGGTTGCAATTGCGTACAAAGAAGGCAGTCTTCGCACCAACACGCCTCGCGGCAAAAGCGGTGAAATTGGCATGATGCAGGTGATGCCAAAAACTGGCATGGGCCTTGGCTACGACGAGAAAAAACTGTCGAACCCAAACCAGAACATCAAGGCCGGTGTTCAGTATTTGAAGCAAGGACTTCAGGCAGCAGAGAACAGCCCTGAGCTTGCGGCCATTTACTACAACGGTGGTCCCGGCGCACTTGAGGCGCTCAGGACGGGAAAAGAGCCAGACCCCCGCGTGTTTGATTACGTCAGGGCGTTGAACGGTTACGGCACGTTTGGAGCAGCCGAGGCCGCTGAAGCTGGTTCTAGCAATGTAGCTCCCGGCGGTGAGGCTCCCGGTGAAGATGGATTGACGCTTGTTGGCGCTCCGCCCCCTGAGCCGAAGCCTGCGCCCTACACAGACACTTCTACTGCTGATCCTCGTGACAGGATGCTCTATGGTCTTGTTGGTGCGGGCACTGGTACGGCCTTTACTGGCAGAGGCCTCATGAAGAAGAACGATGATGCTAATGCCGTCAGGCGGGCGGGTTTAGAGGAGCGAGCCAGAATTCAAATGCGCCGTGATGAAGCCAACGCAAGGACTGCTTTGCTCAGGGAGCAGCAAGCAGCAGAGCGTCTGGCCGCTCTGAAGGCCGCCAATCCGGCCAATGCGGCATCCACCGCTGCCGGGGTGGCTACGCCTGCTGCCGGGGTGGCAGCGCCTGCTGGCACGCCTCCTGGGGGCCTTACCGGCGGTTCTGGGCCAACACCACAGGCGGTCAGAGTCCAGCAGGGAACTACTAAAGAACTTGGTGTCACCGGTAGACAAAGCGGGGAGGGTTACAACACTGAGACATCCCAACGTGCCGCTGGTAAAAATGTTGCAACCGATAAGGTTGACGTTTTAAAAAATTTGGGAGTTGTTGGGCAAGATGCTACAGAGTTTTTTGCAGCGCAACATGGTCTGACAACCACGCCATCTGGCGTTCTGTATCCAAGATCTGAACCCGCTCCAACCACAGGAACGCGACCACCGCAACCATTTCAGACAAGGACTGGCCCAAAGTCAGGCTTAAACATCCCGCCAGTGCCAAAGGCTGTCGTACCGGCTGCGCCCCCACCTATCCCTTCGGTGCTGGCGGGTGCGGTTCCAGATGATTTGTCGCTGCGGCCCCCTGCACCGCCAAAGTCTGGGCTTGCTGCTGTGAATGATATGTTTACAAAAATGATAAGGCCACTAGAGCCTGCTGCCAATGCTGCTGGAAGGGCATTAAGACCGCTTCTAGGTCCATTGGCCGGAGTTTCTACCGGACTTGATGTAGCTGAACTTGCGCATGAGATGAACAAGCCAGCGGATCAGCAAAGCTTGGGAAAAATTTTCCTCAAGGGTGCAAGTGCTGGCACTGGTGCTCTTTCAATGATCCCAGGGCCTCAGCAAAGGATTACTGTGCCAGCGGCTCTAGGCTCAAGCGCTTTGTACGAGATGCTGTACAACGAGGAACTCAAGAACTACATACGCAACAAACTTGGCATGGAGCCTCAAGTAACCCCCTAATTCAAGCGACTCCTCCACGCTTGGATTGCCGTGGCTTTGCAGTTGCCTACGGTACTTCCAGCCCCCTACCTCAAAAGGGTAGGGGGTCTTTTTACGGAAGCTGTGTTGCCAGAGCCTTGGCCACTTCTTGGTTCATGTGGGCCACGATGGTGACACAGCGCTTGTGCTCCTCTGCCGCAATCATGGGCCGGATCACGGCCTCCAACTTCTCAGCAAACTGCAAGATGTCTACCTCGTCAGCGATCAGCGGATCTGGCCGCTTCTCGTCGCTGTAAAAAAAGACTTGCTTGACCAGTTCTTCACTTAGTTTCATTTGTAACCTTCCAGTGTTCCCAGTTGATGATGGTGTTGCGGGCCATCGTCATGTGTGCATGACCCGTGTAGGGGTTGCTCTCGCTCCCCAAAAAACTCTCGACGACATCGCCTTGTGACAAGAACATTTGATGCTTTTGAGCATCATCCATTTTTGCAAATATCCTGCCGTCAGTGGTCTCAAACGCGGTGATGGATTTCATGTGTGTTGATTTTTGAGTTGCCAGAATTGCAATAAAGCGCAGAACATGGCCCAGCCGCGCTTGAGATCTTTTTCTTCCCACTCCTTTACGACGACAACCCCAGGCACACTGCGAGAGACGAACACGTTGGCACAGCGTGCAGCAGGGATGCCCAGGCCGACACGGTAAGCGGCCAACTGCATGAGGTGGTCATCGTAGAGGTCAACCTTGTCAGGGTCGCTGAACTCCTTAGTCTTTATGTCGGCCACAATCCCTTCACCAATGGTGCTGTGCAGGTCGCATTTGCCGCCAAAGCCATGGCTGTGACCGAAAGCCCGTTCAGCAATCCACGGCTGCTGCCCGAAGGAGGCGTCCAGAGCGGCTACAGTGGCCTTGATATGCTCCTCGTGGAGCAAGGTCACTGTGCCCTCATAGAAGCCCTGGATTGAGGCATGGATGGCCGTGCCGTCGTCTGCGGCCTTGCGTCCCTGCTCCTTGCTGTCGGTCATGATCCGGGCGATGTAGTCATCCTCCGGCTCACCGTCAATGCGAGGTAGAGTCAGCGCGGCCATCAGCACTTGCTTTTGCAGCCACTGGATGAGTGCAGGCTTGGCCATCACGTTCAGGACCGTGGTGACGCTTGGCACAAGGCTTTCGGTTCGAGCGTCACGAAGCGTGGTGTTGCGCTCCTTGCCGTTCTTGCCGATCACCGTGTACCGAGGGATGCCATCTCGGGTGTACCAGTGATTGCTCTCGCTTGCGCGAGGCTCTTTTGCTGTGATGCTCATTGCGCTGCCGCCTTAGCTTTTCTGGCCACCCACGCCTGTTTCATGCGCTCACTCATAAGAGCACGAGATTCAGGTGACTGAGATCTGCGGGGCTTCTTAGTTGCTTCGTAGTGTCTTTTGGACGACTCACGCTGCTTTTCTTTTTTCAGTTTGTGCTCCATGCGCATGGTTTCAAGCATTGCTTCCAGCACAGACACGCGCAGCATAAGATCAAGTTTTTCGGCTTTAGAAATAAACACAATTGCTCCTTAAAAAAATCCAACCCAGACGCCGGTTCCGTGAATCCAGGCGATGGGAAACAAAATGGCTCCTGCGATCAGGAAGCCCCAGGCTGCGGTCTGAAGGCAGACCACGATGTGCGTGATCCAGGCAGCAAAGCCCCAGATCACCAAAACAATTGGCAGTACGTCTTCCATCACTCGGCCTTTGATGGTTTTGGGTCTGTCATTTCTTTCAAAGTCAGGTCGTACTTGGCGGTCAAGTCATAAATAAGATCTCGCAAAACGTCTGCTCTCAAAACCCAGCGGGAAGACAAAAATTCATCGGTAAACTTTATTTTTGTCAGATCAGTTGAGGGACTCCAGCTAACGGATAAAACTCTCATTTTAAAATCCTCATAACGCGTTGACCTTTACCAGAAGCTCCAGCTCTTCGCTCCCCGGTGTCCTCAATGAAGCCTTTGTCGAGCAAAGCCCGGTATCTGGCCGTGATTGAAGAGTATGGGTAGTTTGGAAACATGGAAAGAATTTGGTCGCTAATGCAACCGTTTGGAAAAGTTCCAATGGCTTCAAAAACCATGCGCTCAAGTTTTGAAGTGTCAACAGCATTTGCTGCTTTATGGCTTGTGTCTGGGTCCTGTCTGCGAACCAGTATTTTTGGATCAGATCCAAAATCTTGATCAAACAAGTTCATTGTGGTGTTCATGCCAATTGCCCGTTTTAATTAAAAAGGGATGTCGTCATCCATGTCATCAAACCCAGAGCCTGACGGGGCGGGCTTGATGACAGGCTGGCCACTGTTACGGGCACGCCACTCAGGCGTGGCCTGAATCTTCTCCTTGAGGCTGCTGCCGAAGGTCTCAAACAACTCCATGTCTGGGTTGTCGATCACGAACATGGACAACTTGTTGAAGCCTTCCGGTTGTCCAGCCTTCTTGATCGCCACGGGAACCGGGTTGATCGAGATGATGTTGGTGTACTCCTTGCCGTTGTTGCCAATGGCCTTAGCCACAGTCAACATGCACCAAGCACCCAACACGTTCTTCAACTCAAAGCCACGAAGCTCTTCAGGTGTGAACTGACGGCCACGCCAAGCCTGAAGGTCTTTGCGCAGGGTGGCGTTTTCGCTCAGTGACAGGGTGAAGTTCTTGCTGATGGACAAAGGTTCACCCTTGCTGGTGACCAATGGCTTTCCGCTGTCGTCCTCACCGTGAACCTCAAACTGCATCATCACCTTTTGCTGGTGCTTGATCTGGCCTTGGTACTCAGTCTTCTGTGTGCCAATGTCCACGATGCGGTAGCACCGGGCAAGGTGCATGCCTGGGGCTACGGGCGTAAAGCTGCCGCCGCCGCTGTCTCTCGCTGTCAAACTCATTTATCGCTCCTTTTCAGTTTCAAAAATAGACGACCTGGGCATGCCGCATTCCATGCAAATCATCTCCCAGTCGTCGGTGGTAGCAACGCCTGCGATGGCCCGGCGAAGGGCCTCCTCAAGCATTTGCATTCTTTCCAGCATGAGCTGGTGGTCTTCGCCACTCATGGTCAGTCCTTCGACATGAAGTAGCCAAAGGCCAACAAGAGGAAGAACAAGATGCCGCTCCCCCTCCCAAGCAAGAACCGAACAATCGCTGTAAAAAAGCCACTCATAATGTGCCTTCAAGTTAAAGTGCAGCCACTGTATCAAATTTAACTTGAGCATACAAGCCCCTTGTGCATCTTTTTTTCTGGTGTATGATGCGCTTAAACCAACCAAGGAGATCGGATGACACTGACAGAGTTTTTTGAAGACAAGCCACGAGGAGCGAAGCTGGCGATGGCCACCAAGCTCGGCGTGAGCAAGACGTGGATGAGCCTCGTCATCTCTGGGAGGGCTTTGGCCTCACCGGAGTTGAGCGGGGCCATTGAGCGCTACACCAGGGGTCTGGTGAAGCGTGCAACCCTCAGACCTGACATCTTCGGGGACTTAAAGTGATCTGGTACAAATTCCATCTTGGTGACTACATCACCCACACCACGCATCTCTCCGATGCAGAAGACTTGGCCTACCGCCGTCTTTTGGATTTGTACTACATCAGCGAAAAGCAAATCCCACTCAATACCGAATCGGTTTCCAGGAAAATTCGAATTGACCTCGACATCGTTGAAACAGTGCTTGAGGAGTTCTTCGAAAGGACAGATGAGGGCTATTTCAACAGTCGTTGCGATGCCGAAATCGCACGCTACAACAAGCAGGTTGAGACCAACCGCTCTCTGGGGAAGATGGGTGGCAGACCCAAGAAAACCGAATCGGTTACGAAGCGAAACCCAAAGTTAACCCTAAAAGAAGAAGATAAAGATATAAATACCATATCGTCGGTTGCACCGACAACATCGCGTTTTAACGACTTTTGGTCAGCATGGCCACCATCAAAACGTAAGGTCGCTAAAACGGCCTGTGAGGCGAAATGGAAGCGTCAAGCACTAGACCCCTTCGCCGACAAAATAATCGCCTCTGTGACCCGTTTACGGGCCTCTGAGCAGTGGTTAACGGGCTTTGATCCTGCCCCACTTACGTTCTTGAATCAAAAGAGGTGGGAGGACGACTCAGAAACCGATTCGGTTAACGGTTCCATTTTTAACAGGAGAGTGATATGACGAAAGACACTGGTGGCTTTGCCTTCCCCCACGTTATCGAGCACCTGCATGAGCCGGTGACGGCGGGCATGACGTTGCGCGACTACTTTGCGGCCAAGGCTATGTGTATTGCATGGGAGGCTTACGACAATGGGTACATGCTGATAGTTGATGAAGGCGCAATAGCCTCCGTCGCCAAAGCCGCTTACCAACAAGCCGACGCCATGCTGGAAGAGAGAAAGAAATGACCCCAGTCGAAAACTTGATCTCGCGCCTGCAAGTGGTCAAGGGTCGCAACGGTGCTTGGACTGCCAGATGCCCTGCCCACGAGGACAAGAGTCCGTCCCTGGCTGTGCGTGAGGGTGAGGACGGACGGGTGCTGCTGCACTGCTTTGGCGGCTGCTCTACGGCAGACGTGCTGGGTGCTATCGGCATGGACATGAGCGATCTGTTCCCGGCTGGTGACAAGCGCCGAGAGGTTGTCAGCAAGCCCAGCATGAAGCCTGCGTTCTTCGCAAGCGATTTGATGCGGATCATTCACTTTGAGGCTTTGATTGTGCAGATCGTGGCCTACGACATAGCCCATGGCAAGTTGCCAACTGAAGAGACCCGTGAGCGGATGCTGACGGCTTACCAACGAATCGACGAGGCAGTGAGGTACGCAAATGTCTAACGTGAGCGCAATTGAGCAGAGGGCTAGAGACCTTGATCAGGCCCGCAAGGTCAGGCTGATCAAGTCCCAGGACATCGACACCGAAAAGTACCTCAAGGCCAATGACGTGACCCACAAGGTGCATGAGGCATCGGTCTGGCTGGACGAGATCAAGAATGATCTAGTGAACCCACCTGAAAAGGATCTGAGCAGCACCATGCCCTGGGCAAAGACTCACTCGACCTTCAAGTTCCGCCCTGGCGAGGTGACCCTTTACGCTGGCAGCAATGGCGGCGGCAAGTCCCTGGTGACCGGGCAGGTTGCCCTGGGCCTGATCAAGCAAAAGCAGCGGGTGTGCATTGCCTCTTTTGAGATGAAGCCTAAGCGCACGCTGTACCGGATGCTGCGGCAGTTTGCCGGGGAGGACATTGATGTGCCTCGCTACACCGACAAGGCCACCTACATTGGCCGCATTCTGGGCAGGTTCGTTGACTTCTCGCGGGAGGGCCTGTGGCTGTATGACCAACAGGGCACTACGTCAAGCCAGCAAGTGATTGCCATGGCCCGTTACTGCGCAATTGAGTTGGGCGTGCAGCATGTCTTCATCGACTCCCTCATGAAGTGCGTGACCGGCGAGGACGACTACAACGCTCAGAAGACTTTTGTTGATGAGTTGACCGCCCTGGCCCGTGACCACAACATCCACATCCACCTGATCCACCACATCCGCAAGCTGGGCAGCGAGGAGATGCAGCCAAGCAAGACCGACATCAAGGGGTCTGGTGCGATTGCTGACCAAGTGGACAACGTCTTGCTGATGTGGCGCAACAAGAAAAAAGAGCACGACATCAAGAACGGTCAGATCCCTGACCACAAAAAGCCAGATGCCCTGCTCATGTGCGAGAAGCAGCGCAACGGGGAGGCAGAGGAATGGTACAGCCTGTGGTTCAACCGGGAGAGCCAGCAGTTCGTTGACGAGACTAGCGGTGTGCCGATGTCCTTTGATCAGCGGGGTGCGTTTTGAATGACCAAGAGCATATGTATCGTTGTCTCGTTCGATGGGTCATCAGACGACGGATACAAGATCGCGATGCAGCACACCGATGGCTCACTGGTCACACTGACCACCTTGGCCGTCGTCACAAGGGCTGGAATGAACTGCATCCCGGCTCACGTCTTGAGGCAGATGTTCGAGTCCAGTGGGGCCTTGGAAACAGAGGCGCAGACGGAGATTGGAAACAACAAATGGAAAAATTAAATGAAACATAACATTGTCAGCGTATCTGGCGGTAAAGACAGCACGGCTCTTTTGCTGCTGGCACTTGAGCGCAATACAGAGAACTTGCAAGCGGTTTTTGCCGACACTGGCCATGAACACCCGCAGACATTGGATTACGTCCAGTACCTCAATGACAAGGTGTTTCCAATCCGCACAATTCGTGCTGACTTTGCAGATCAGATTAAGTCACGCAGGGAAATGATGCAAAGAGTTATTGATGGCACGCATAAAGAACGAGCCAATTCTAAATATTTTTGGACGCCAGAAATTGCGATGGAGGCTTTAAAATTTTTGCATCCGACCGGAAATCCATTTTTGGATATGTGCCTTGTGCATGGACGGTTTCCTTCAACCAAAGTCCGGTTCTGCTCCGAGGAGCTAAAGCGCAACCCTATCATTGAGCAAGTGCAGATGCCGCTGTTGGATCAAGGGCACACCATCTGGTCATGGCAAGGTGTGCGGGCTGATGAAAGTCTGGCGCGGCGTGATCTTCCTGAACTTGAGTGCGTCGGAGGCACTAAGGGCGCAGGTGATATGTGGAATTACAGACCAATTCTGACATGGACAGCAGAAGATGCTTTTGCCATGCACCGCAAGCACGGCATTAAACACAATCCACTTTATGAGCAGGGCATGGGCAGGGTCGGTTGCATGCCGTGCATCCATGCCCGCAAGGATGAGTTGCTGGAGATTAGCCGCAGATTCCCTGAAGAGATTGAGCGGGTGGCCGAGTGGGAGCGTATGGTTGTAAAAGTGTCAAAAACATCAAAGGCCACTTTTTTCTCTGCCAGTGATCTTGGTGCTGGGAATGCGGAACAAGTGAGTCTTGAGGCGCACGGTGTTTGGGCTAAGGTTGAATGGTCTAAAACCAGTCGAGGTGGCACCCAATACGACTTCCTGCGTATGGCCAATGACGGGCCAATGTGTAGCAGCATTTATGGCTTGTGTGAATAAATTTATACAACAAGGAGAATGGAAATGAACTTTGAGAAAAACATTTTTTCGCAGGGCCAAGCCCTGTTCACGCAAGAGGAATTCAACAAGGCATTGAGCGAGGCCAAGGCGGAGATCATGGCCGTGGCCATCCAGACCACGAAGCAGGCCATGTTCTTGGAGCGCAGGGCCTGCGCCCAGATGCTGCTAGACATGGCTGACGCTGAGGATGAGGGTGAGGTTTGTACGGCCATGCGCAATGCAGCCCAGGCGGTGATGAATCGCATACCGGTGCAGCACCAATGAGCGACATTACCATGTTCATGAACGGCGTCACCTTGACGCTGCCATGGCCACCCAGCATGAACACCTACTGGCGAACCTTCAAAGGTCGCATGATCATCAGTGCCAAGGGGCGTGCTTACCGCGAGGCTGTCATTGAGCAAGTGGAGATGCAAGGCGGCTTAAAAGGCTACCAGGGCAAGCTGGTGGTGGAGATTGAGGCATACCGCCCAGACAAGCGCAAGCGAGACCTCGACAACCTGCTGAAAGCGGCGCTTGATGGCTGCACTCATGCAGGGGTCTGGGAGGACGACAGCAACATTGTTGACCTCAGAATTTACTGGGCCGACACCATTGGCGGGATGATCAAAGTGCATGTGAGGGAACTATGAGAGCGCAAAAAGTGAAGTGGTTCACGGGGGTGAAGGGCAAGGTCGGCATCGCCAAGGTGCTGACGGATGACGGTGACACTGAGTACCGCATCAGCGTCGTTGATGGATTCTTGGAGCACATGGACGTGCAACAAGTTGTGGCTTGGGGCGCTTATTTCCCGCATGAGGCGGGTGACCCACTTTTTCCGGAGGAGCAATGACTGAAAAACTGATTGACCCCCAGGCGGCGGTGGACTTCATGATCGCCAAGTCCAGAGCCTACGCCCAGGCCGAGGCCAACAAGGTCTACATGGAGGAGCTACGCAAGACCATCAAGGCCGAGCAGATGATTGAGGCCGAGACGCTTGGCCACAAGACCGCCGCCATGCAGGAGAGGGAGGCGTATGCCAGCCACCCCTACAAGCAGCATTTGCTGGCCCTCCAGCAGGCCGTAGAGGTGCGTGAGGAGCTTCGGTGGATGCTGATAGCTGCCCAGGCGAGGATAGAGGTGTGGAGGTCACAGGAGGCCAGCAACCGGGCCGAGGGTAAGGCCACGTTATGACCACCATCGCAGAGCGTAAGCACATGAATCGGGTGGCCGAGCTTGGCTGCGCTGTATGCCGCAGGATGGGGTATGAGGGGACGCCCGCAGAACTCCATCATTTAAGAGCCGGTACGGGGGGTGGGAGACGCTCAAGCCACTTTGATGTCATCCCACTATGTCCGGAGCACCACAGAGGCAAGACGGGCCTTCACGGGCTTGGGACGAAGGGCTTTCCAAAGCACTACGGCTACACCGAAGCGGATCTGCTGGAGGACGTTCGATCCCTATTAGGGTTTGTCCCTACAAAATAATTGGATGAAGTGCTGGTGTCGTTTAATTTGGGGTTACACTATCATCACTGACACAGCAACACCGCACAGTCAGAACCACAGAAAGACAGCGATGACCACTCTCACCATCACCCACGACGTTGACACCCTTGGCGCACTCTTGGCCCAGATCGCAGCCCTGACCAAGCAGGCAGATGCCATCAAGGATGCCATCAAAGACAGCGCCAGCATGGGCGGCGATAAGGTCGTCGAGGGCGACCTCTTCAAGGCCACCTACAGCGAGTCCAACCGTTCCGTGGTTGACAGCAAAGCCCTGTTGGCTGAGTTGGGCGCAACTCCAGAGCAAATTGCTCGCCACACTAAGACCACTGCCGTCTACAGCGTCAAGGTCACCAGCAAGTAAATCAATCGGGGCTTCGGCCCCCACAGGAGAACACCATGCAATTCACTTCACAAGCTCAAATGAGAACCTTTGCCAAGGTCGCCGCAAGCCGTCAAAGGCACCACATTGGCCAAACCATTCAGACTTCTTTGTTTGGCCGCATGGTCGAGGGCAAAATTATTGACGTTCACCCTTTTGGCACGGTTGACATCGAATTGCCGGGAGGCCAGTGCTACCGCGTTTCCGGTGTGTCGTTGTCAGCTTGAACCCACTCAAACGAAAGCGAATCGGATATGTCAAAAGATATTGAAACAACCATCTACACGCAAGACGAAGTGCGCATCAGCGTTGACGAGTGGGACAACGGTGGTGTCTGGCTTGGCTTGCAGGCTCGTGGCTCGTCCATGCACGCCACCCTGACCCGCAAGGAAGCAGAGCAGATGCTCAAAAACCTCCAGGCCGTTTTGTCAAAAGAGGTGACAGCATGACTGACGCACAGTACATGGACCTAGGCTACAGGTACGAAAAAGCAAAGACAGCGGGGGCGGCGCAAGCCGTTGCCCAGGCCATCAGGAAGGCCGTAGAGGCTGAAAAGGTCGAGGATAGGGCCGAGGCCCGCTACTTCGTGGATCGTGGTCGCCAAGAGGCTCGGATGGAGGTGGCAGCATGAGCACACAACACACACCTAAGCCGTGGATGGTGGTAATGCAGCGCAATCAATTTGGCGACACGGTGTATGGCGTTCTTGAGCATACGCGCACGCTGGTAGTGGTTGACCCCGAGGGCTACTACGCTAAAGGCCAGTATCCAGCACAAGATGAAGATGGCTACTACCTTCCTGATGACGGAATTGATTGTTCAGAACACAAAGTTTCCAACGCCCGCCTGATAGCCGCTGCACCTGAGTTGTTGACCGCCCTGGTTGACGCAGCCGACGCCCTTTTAATTCACTGCCCTGATGCTTGGGCGCTCGTCCAGGCCCGCAAGGCCATTGCGCAAGCCACCGGAGTTACCCATGACTGACCACATCTACACCGAAGCCAAAACCGGCAAATTCACCTGCTTGGCCTGCGGGGCGACTGAAGCGCCACCACACATGCCTGCGCCCATCAACGTCATCATTGACGCGATGGATCACTTCATCAGCCAGCATGAGGGCTGTAAGGCCCCTACTGCTGAGACCGTGTCGACGGAGTACATCGCTGGCTTTGAAGCTGGGTGCGACTTTATTGTCAGGGAGATTGAGACATGGTCGACCAAGCATCAGTACGACGTGATTGCCCTGCTTGCGCACCTTCGGCAGGGTAAGGGTTTGTCCTAAGAAATAAATTGGGCTGGTGGGCTGTATCGTTTAATTCTAGATTACACTATCTTCACTGCAACATCGCAGGCAACATAGAAAGTACAGCGCCATGAACATCGGAACTCAAACCAGCAGCCTCGTGAACCACCTCTACAGCCGCATGACTGTGGACGCACCCAGCCCCAAGGTGGGCATGGCTGCCACCACTTTGTCGTGGTCTGACCGTCACGCAGCCACCGTGACCGAGGTCACTGAGTTGTGCGGCAAGCGCTGGCTGTACGAGATCCGTGTCGTTGATGACAACGTCTCTGTGGTGAGCGGCAGCACCCACGACGGCAGCGCCACCTTCGCCTTCACCCCAAACCCTAGGGGCTACGCCAACTTGTACCGCATGGACCGCAAGACCCGTGCTTGGGTCAAGGGCTACATCAATCAGGACACTGGCAAGTTCAAGAAGGGTCAGGGCGGCTTAATTCTTGGCCGTCGTGACCACTACGTCGATCCCAGCTTCTAAGGGTTTGTCCCTAAAAAATATTTTGATCTGACTGTGATGCGGTGTAATTTCAAGTTACACTATCATCACGGTCAGAAAGATCGGTAATAGAGAGGGAAAGCGAATCATGTATCAAGTCAAAGTCAATATGAATTATCTCGAGCAGGCCACCGAACTGGCTAACGCATTAGTACCAGTGCGTTACCAGCGAACAGCGCACCCACACGTACAAGTGTGGGATGCGTCGAAGGACGCATATGTGACGGTCGAAAGACCGTCTAAGCACATAGCCGCCATGCGCGGCTGGGTGCAAGACCGAATTCAGGCGAATGCCCGGGATCGGGCGAAGAACCGCTTCAACCCCAGCTTTCACACCGCTAAGGTGGGAGCACGGGAGGCGGCAAAAGAAGCCAACGGCCTCTTTGGCTATGGAGCCGGTGGCTTTAACGATAAGCCGCCCGCCCCGCTGGATGACTTGGGAGCGCTTTTAACAGCGCTCATTGAGCTGGAACGTCTTCAGAAGGAGGCTGAATGAAGTTCGTTAATATGACCCCCCACGCCCTCACAGTTGAGGGTCTGGGGACAATCCCAGCATCGGGCCAAGTTGCCCGTGTATCTGTCGCCCAGCGTGACATGGGCATCCGTGGCGGGGTGCGTCTGCGCCAGTCTGTCAAGGGCATGGTCGAGGGTATCCCTGCGCCTGCTGATGGAATTACCTACATCGTGTCCGGCATGGTGCTGGACGCACTTGCCGGATCACGCCTTGGCGATGTAGTAGCCCCTGATACAGGTGCAGATGCCATCCGTGAAAACGGCCAAATTGTGGCGGTACGTGGATTTATTTGTTAACTTGGGCTTTGGCCCCCACCTATAGAGAAGGAAAGCGAAATGTCAATTTTGTACAAGCAGTTCATGGGTCAAGATGGCCAGACCATGTACCGTCTGACCCCTATCGGGGCAGGCTACCTGACTCAGGACAATCTGGCGTTTTGCGCCCACTGCACACAGATGCACGAGGAGATTGCCCCTGACGCCTACCGTGCCCACTGCGGTGACTGCGGCCAACGCAAGGTGTTCGGTCACCTCCACTTTGACAAGATCAGGTAATGACACAGCAAGAATTTGACCGACTGGTTGCGCTGGACATCCAGCGTATGGTGGCCGCAGCCCAGGCTAAGTACGAGGCAGAGCATGAGGAGGATGAGGAATGACTGACCGCGAACTGCTCCAGCAGGCGCTGAATGCGTTGGAAACTGCCGATGAGTTTGATTTTTGGCTCAAGCAAGAATCCATCGTTAAAGCCCTGCGCGACCGGCTGGCGCACTGTGATCGCTGCGGCAAGAAGCTAGGCGGGGAGGGTGACATACACACTTGCAGCCCAAAGCCAGAGCAGGAGCCTGTGGCGCTTAAAGAAACCACACAAAAAGCAGTGGTGCTTTTAAAAACAGTCATCGCAGGACTTGAATCGGCTATTGCAAAAACACCTATGCCGACAAATTGCCGTCGTTGCGGAGGGCCTGACAACGTGATTTGCGCGGGGCAGTGCGAGCAAGCCGCCCCACTCGCAGTACAGCCAGCCATGTTTGGCCCGATGGGCACGGTGGGCGATTTGTTTGACAAGCATGTAATTGCAAATGGCAATCTGAAAAAGGAATGGATTGTTTACTTGGAGAGGAACAATGGATGACCGCGAATTGCGCGCCTTGCGCTCTATGAATAAAAAATTAACGGCAATACTGGAGAAGTGTGCCGATCACCTTGACTTTGAAATACGGAATTCGGGCGAGGACCCGCATCACAACGCTATGCAAAAAATGCTCGTGCGTGACGTTAAAGCTGCCCGACTTCTCATTGAAAAATCAAGGGGGCAAGCATGACACAAGACATCATTGCAATAGCGAGAGAGGCTGGAATAAAGTCAGGAGACATTTACAAGTTAACAGTCGGGCACATGAGCATTGAAACTCTTGAACGCTTTGAAGCCCTTGTCCGTGCTGACGAGCGTGAGGCGTGTGCAAAAGTGGCCGACAAGTGGGTGGAGGGGCCGGAGCGCAACTATTCTGAGCTTATCGCCGATGAGATCAGAGCAAGGTCGCAAGCATGAAATCTAAGCACGACCTCGTTCGCAATGTGCTGCGCGACAACGCAGACGGTTTAACAACAAAGCAGATCACCGTGCAAGTGCAAGTTGAGACTGACTCACTAAGTCGCATACTTGATGCTATGCCAGATGCCTACATTGACCGTTGGGTAGGGCCAGACCGTGGGAAGTACAGCGCTGTCTGGTGCGTGGTAAAGCCTCCAGAAAATTGCCCACACCCGGTTAACTTTGAAGTAAAATAAGACCACGCTTTTGCATGGTGCAAGCTATTACGCAAAGCGATTGGGAAGCGAAAAGAAACCGAATCGGTTTACTCAAAACAAACAGGAGAGCCACCATGGCAGAACGCATCTACATCGTCCACGGCCCCCAGGGCACCCGTCTCGTTAAGGCCAGCTTGCGTCAACAGGCATTGAGCCACGTCGCAAACAGCACCTTCACCATCCACGTCGCAAGCCAGGACGACTTGGTTGAGCAGATCACCTCGGGCACCAAGATCGAGCAGTACAAAGCAGAGCAAGCAGATCTTGCGCTCGACGGCGAGTAAGTTGGTAACATCTGCCTCATCTAAACGGACGAGGACTACGGTCATGCCAGAAACCGCCGCAAAGCCATCAAAACGAGCTACAGCAGCCCCGAAGCCTAAAGCTAAGGCCAAGGGTGCTGCCACACAAGAAAACGTCTCTAAGGCTTATAAAGACGTAAGTAAGCCAATCAAGTATTCGCCTGAGTTGCTGGCAGAGATCTTCCGTCGCATCAGTACGGGAGAGTCGTTACTGAAGATCTGCGGGGAAGTGGGTATGCCAACACGGCAGGCTGTCTACAACTGGGTGAGTGGTGACGAGTCCCTCGCTTTACAGTTCGCACGCGCACGCGAGGAAGGCTGCGACGCCATGGCCGAGCAATCACTGGCCATCATGGACGGCGAGCCGCTGGCTGTGTTCGATGAGGCGGGAAACAAGCGCTACGACTCAGGCAGCATCGCGTGGAACAAGAACCGCGCCGAGCACCGCCTGAAGCTGCTGGCTTGCTGGAACCCCAAGAAGTATGGGACTAAGGTGCAGCATGCTGGTGACGTTGACAACCCGCTGAGGATTGAGGTCCAGTCCGAGGCCGACACTTATCTAGCGACTCTCCTCAAGAACATTGAGCTGACCAAGCAAGTGGACGCGAATGAGTGACATAGCCGAGGTCATGGCTGACCCGCAGACGCAGAAGTACCTTGCGATGGCCAGCCCTGAGTACCGGCTTGCGTGGGCCTGGAGGATGTCTTGGTTCTCCACGCAGCATGCCCATCAGACCCTCCCGCCTGGGGACTGGTGGTCGATCTGGCTGATGCTGGCTGGCCGTGGGGCTGGCAAGACCCGTACAGCGGCGGAGCAGATTGCTTGGTGGGCGTATGAGCAGCCTGGGACTCGATGGCTTGTGGCGGCTCCTACGTCGGCTGACGTGAGGGCTACCTGCTTTGAGGGCGACAGCGGCCTGATGACCATCATCCCTAAGTCCCTGGTGGCCGACTACAACAAGACCGCCCATGAGCTTCGCCTGACCAACGGCAGCCTGATCAAGGGCATCCCGGCGTCCGAGCCTGAGCGCTTCAGGGGGCCGCAGTTCCATGGGGGCTGGTGCGACGAGCTGGCGGCGTGGGACTATATACAAGAGGCGTGGGACCAGATTCAATTCGGTATGCGCCTGGGCAAGAGGACGCGGATGATCTGCACCACCACGCCCAGGCCGAAGGATCTGATCATTGACCTGATGGGCCGCGAGGGTGACGACGTGGTGCTGACCACCGCCTCGACTTACGCAAACCTCAAGAATCTTTCGGAGAACTTCCGCAAGCAGATCCTGGCTTATGAGGGCACGAAGCTGGGCAGGCAGGAGATCTACGCTGAGATCATCGACCCCGAGGAGGGCGGCATCGTCAAGCGGGAGATGTTCAAGTTATGGCCAGCAGGGCGTCCCTTCCCGCGCTTTGAGTACATCCTGCAATCGTATGACGTTGCCACCAGCGAGAAGGTGCAGAACGATCCGACGGCGGCCATCACGTTTGGGGTGTTCAAGCCCCAGGACGGGCCTATGAGCGCCATGGTGATCGACTGCTGGCAGGAGAGGCTCCAATACCCGGATCTGCGTCCCAAGGTCATTGAGGAGTACGAGACGGTCTTCGGTGAGGGCAAGGACAGGAAGAGGGTGGACTTGCTGCTGATTGAGGACAAGTCGGCTGGCATCAGCTTGATCCAAGACCTCCAGCGTGCCCACCTGCCGGTGAGGGCGTACAACCCTGGCCGGGCTGACAAGATGCAGCGGCTGAACATTGTGTCCAACGTGATTGCCCGTGGCCGGGTGTGGATTCCTGAGTCTGACCACCGCAAGGGCTACGTCAAGGACTGGGCCGAGGGCTTCGTCAGTCAGATCTGTAGTTTCCCTGAGACGACTCATGACGACCTCGTGGACGCCTGCACCCAGGCCCTGCGGTATCTGCGGGATGCCGGGTGGCTGGACATCGACCCGCCGCCTGATGAGGACTGGGACGAGGACGACTTTGCAGATACCGGCAGAGTTCGTAGGGTTAATCCCTATGCAATCTGATCTGGCTGTGTCAGAATCAAGTCGTTGCAGTCGTGTGCAGCAGTTGAAAGCCGTTACTCATGCATTGGCCTCCTTCGGGGGGACACGACCCAGTGCAGTAGTAACGGCTTTTTGCGTTCACGGCTTCGACTCGGACACCATGCGGCACGTCGGTGGTGGAGTCTTAAACAACCCTGTGACACGAGCAAGCCATAGCAGGGGCGGTGGGCGAATTCCCAGAGCCGGGCGGTTGAAACAAGTCTGGGATAGCGTAAGCGACGACTGGCTCCATACAGAGGATCGTCGAGGCGTAGAGCGAACTTTGGTCTTGACCACGGTAAGGCTACGCTTTGCTCAAACATTCACCACCAGAGGCATCAACAATGAAGTATCGCAAGAAGCCAGTTGTCATTGAGGCCACGCAGTGGTTTGAACATGGTGACCATCCCGAGGTAAGCCCGCTGTACGGTTTTATAGGGACAGGGTGGATCAGCACTCTTGAAGGCGGTCACGAAGTCAGCCCCGGCGATTGGATCATCACTGGCGTGAAGGGGGAGCACTACCCCTGCAAGCCTGACATCTTCGCCATGACCTACGAGCCAGCAGAGTGATGGACTTGACACAGCCCACCGTTTATGATGCCGTCATACCACAGAAAGGCGACGAGCATGGCCACCAATAAACCCAAGTCAAAGCCAAGCGGAACCGATTCGGTTTCCAAGAAGCAATCTTTTCAGGAATGGGCTGCGGCTGGTGGTGGTGTTCCGCTCCAGTACAAGGGACGGGAGCATGTGTGGGATCGCAAGGTCAAGCAGTACGCTGCTGGTGGTGACGTTCACATGCAAGCCGGTGGTATTGCCAAGCTGCTCAAGGGCCTCAAGGGGACGCAGGAGGTGCTGCCTGCTGCCCAACGTGAGGCCAACCTTCAGAAGATGCTGGCCGAGAGCAAGACGCCTATGCGCCTGTACCACGGCACGACGGCCACGGAGGGCGGCAAGGGCGCTGAGGCTATCCGCAACATCAGGCCCAGCAAGTCGGGTGCTCTTGGCTCCGGCACATACCTGACGCCCAACCCTGGCAGGGCATCGGGCTATGCTGAATCGCCGTGGGATAGCAAATTGAACTACGACAGGCATTCGCCCAATGTTTTGCCTGTCCACGCGCAAATCAAGAACCCGTTGATCATTGATGGCAACGGTGACCCCATGATCGAGGCGCTGATCAAGTTGGGTATGGATGAGGGCAAGGCCGCCCGCATGGTTGAGCGGGCCTACGACCAGAAGGGCTACATCGGCAAGGAAGTGCAGCAGCGTGCCCAGGCTCAGGGCTATGACGGCCTGATGCAGTACCGCAACGGGGATCTGTCTGAGGTGGTGACCTACAAGCCTGGACAAGTCAAGAGCGCCATCGGCAACCGTGGCACTTACGACATGACCGACCCCGACCTGAACAAGGCCGGTGGCGGGTTGATGAAGGCGCTTAAGTCACTCAAGGGGCCAAAAGAGTCTGTGAAGCGCAACATTGAAGTGCGGCCACCCAGTGACAATGTCTCGCAGGTTCGGCAGGCAAACTTTCAATACCCCAAGACTGTCGGAAATCAAACGGTTGCGATTGACAAACTTGTTGGTGGCGTCAGACTGTCTGACCCTAATGAGGCCAAGCGCGTCAAGGAGTTGGCTGACAAGATTGCAAGCCCACAAGGTTACATCAGCCGAATCATCGTTGACCACAACAACAATGTAATTGAGGGGCAGCACCGCCTTGAGGCTTTGCGGCAACTTGGCATAAGTGACGTGCCCGTGTACAAGATTGAAGACTTGTCAGACACGATGCCTGTAAGCGCGATGGAGAGTGCGCTCAGTTCAGTTGGGCCAATTCATCCTGATCATGTGAGTCAGCTTGTCGGTCAGGCTCTTGAGAACATAGCCGAGCACGGCGTTGTTGGCGCAAGAGACTTTGATTACGGGCGGTATCAGAAGCACTACGACGCCGCACTAGATGCCGCCCAATCTGTTGGCTCAGACCTAAACAAGGCCGGTGGCGGTGATGTCCACATGGACAAGGGTGGTGCTGCCTTTGGCGTCTTCCCCCAGATGAAGCCTCGCCGCAGCAAGCAAGACCGCGAGGCTGCCAAGAACGTGCCGGTAGATCTGGCCCGTGGGTTTGTCTCTGGCGTGCTTGGTGCTCCTGGCGACATCGAGTCATTCGTCCGGCTGCCGTATGAGTTGATCACCGGCAATGAGTCCCCGACATTCCTGCCAACGTCCGAGGACATTGAGAAGCGCCTGCCGTTCAGGTCAGAGGCTCCTGTGAGCCGTGCAGCCACTGGGCTGGGCCAGATCGGTGGTGGGTTCTACTTGGGGCCAGGATCGCCTCTGAGGGCCGTTGGAGCGCTTCCAGGGGCCATCAAGCACGGTGCGCAGGAGTTTGCCAAGGCATCGGCTGCTGGTGCCCCTCGCGTGATTAAGCCCAAGGGCGGGAATTTTCTGACTGGCAGCGTCGAGAAGGCGCTTGAGCCGCTGAAAACAAGACTTGCGGAGGCAGCAGACCAAAACATTGGCTTTGGTCAGGGAATGTCATTCCGTGAATTACGCGAACAAGATGCCCTAAACC